TGAATTTGAAGACAGGTACAAAGTAGTCAAATGTTTTGCTAAAGATGAATCTTACAAGGAATTTAAGTACTTGAGAAACATTTTTGCTAGAACAGATGAGTTCAAATGCTTTGTTGGCCCATATTTCAAAGCCATCGAAACCGTTGTTTATAAGCATCCTAGCTTCGTGAAGCATGTCCCGGTCAAAGATAGGCCAAAATATATTTCAGAGATATTAATGGGCGGAGGCAGCATAAATTCGACAGATTATAGTGCATTCGAATCTCAATTCAATAGAATGCTAATGGAGATCTGCGAGATTTATATGTATAAATATATGACTCAGAATTTACCTTCTAGGGAAATATTTTACAAGCACCTCAAAACAATAACAGGGAAACAGAAACTCATCTTTAAGTATCTTGACGCTATACTTGGATGTTGTCGTATGTCAGGTGAAATGTGCACATCGCTGGGCAATGGATTCTCGAATCTAATGTTCGCTTTGTTTACAGCAGAAGATAAAGGTTGTTCTAATGTTAGAATAGTGGTAGAGGGAGATGATGGATTAATGCGTTATGATGGACCTAAATTATTGGCGGAAGACTTCGCCCGTTTAGGGTTGACAATTAAAATGGAACATCACGACAGAATTGAAACAGCATCGTTTTGCGGAATCATATTCGACTCAGAAGAACAAATAAACTTAACCGATCCTAGACACATAATTGCTACTTTTGGCTGGGGTAGCAGTAGGTATAGTTTATCTAAAAAATCGAAGTTATTACAATTACTTAGATGTAAGTCTTTATCTCTAGCTCATCAGTATCCAGGATGTCCTATCATTTCAAGTATAGCAAAATATGGGCTTAGAGTTACACGATCATATAGAATAAGTCAGAAAGTTATTGACAGTTTTTCTTTATGGGAACGTAACAAGCTTATTGCTGCTATTAGGGATGAAAGTTCTATTCCAGATATTGAACCTGGCCCTCGTTCACGGGCGCTCATGGAGCAGTTGTTTGACATTTCTGTACCGATTCAATTGCAAATAGAGGACTATTTCAACAATAAAAATGACGTTGGACCGATCATAAATGATTACGTTCGGCTGATATTACCTGATTGTTGGTCTGAATTTGCTTCTGAATACGTTAGATTTGTTCAACCTTCGGAAATGGGGAAGCAATGTTTTTCGATTAAGGACCCGGACCTCGGGGAGAATTTATTGAAATTATTGCATGAACAGGCAATCAAGTAGCCTAATTAAGCTTGAAAGGTGTCCAAGAAATGAACCCAAATTTACCTACTGGACTGAAAGGAGG